ATCAATAAGCGTAACGCTATCCATTATGAAAACATGAGTGTAGCACTAGCTAACACTATGATTAATAATGGACAAGGTTTTATCTATCAAATGGCATTTGGTAACGGCGGTACAAGTATTGATCCTACAGGAATTATTACATATCTAACTCCAAATACAACAGGAACTAATGCTAGTTTGTACAATCAAACATATCAAAAAGTTATTGATGGAACTTCTAGCACTAACACAGATCCAACACGTAATTTTACAGAAGTTCGACATGTTACTGGACAAAATTACAGCGATATCTTTTGTACTTGTTTGCTAGACTACGGCGAGCCTAGTGGACAAGCCGCATACGACACAACAGTTAACGGTGAAACAACATTTGTATTTGATGAATTAGGATTGCAAAGCTACAGTTCTTCAGGACAAAATTTACTATTGACACATGTAGTATTTCATCCCGTGCTAAAAAGTTTAAATCGTCTAATTCAAATCGATTATACGGTGCGTATTCAAAGCCTTACTGGCTTAGTAAATGTTTAAGGAGTAATAGATGACATATTCTATTTCGTTCTCTGACTCAACTAATCCAGCAAAACCTCCTATAGTTGTTTCTGATTCTGCATTAAACAATCAAACTAGTTTGTCATTTGTTGGAGCAAATTATTCAGGATACGGTCCTGTTATTGCTACAGACTTTTTGCACTTATTAGAAAATTTTGCTAATTCATCAGCACCTATTAATCCTGTGCAAGGACAATTATGGTATGATACCTCTATTGGTGCTAACATTCTTCGTGTTTATAATGGAACACAATGGGTAGAAGCTGGTGCATTAAAGAAAGCTTCGGCATCTAATCAACCTAGTGTGTCAGCTAGTGTTGCAGGAGACTTATGGGTTGACACTACTAACAGTCAACTATATCTATTTTCAGGCGCACAATGGTTATTAGTTGGCCCTACATTTAGTTCAGGCCTACAAACTGGACCTATAATTGAATCAATAGTTGATACAAACAATGTCAGCCACTCGGTTATTTCAATGTATGTTGCTAGTAGTACAAATGCTACGTCGTATCGAATATCTATAATTAGTAAAGATTCTTTTACACCTAAAGTTACCATTACTGGTTTTCAAACCATTAACGAAGGAATTAATTTAAGTTCAGTTGATTCCGTATTGTCATCAGACAATACTGTGCCTACTAGATTTTGGGGAACAGCAACTTCCGCAGATGCACTACTAGTTAACGGGTCAACAGTATCTGCAAATAATTTTTTACGAGGCGATGTGGCCAGTACAAGTACTAGTGCTTTAAATATTAGAAATGCCGCTGGTTTAAGTATAGGTACTGATTTAAGTTTTAATATTGCACAAGGTACTACGGCATATACTATATTTTCTAAGAGCTCTACACAAAGTATTGAATTTAATGTTAATAACAATACACTTGTTCATTTAGATGCCACAACTGGTAATATAGGATTAGGTAAAAATAATACAAATCCTACAACAGTATTAAGTGTAGCAGGTGTTATTACATCTGGTATTTCAGGTGCACCTGGTGGATTAATTATAACAGATGGTACAAATCCTAACCCTGTTTCAGTATTAAACATTACTCCTACTGGGGGGATTACCACTACATTAGACACAGTATCGACTGGCAGTTTAACAATAGGCGGAACTATAACCGTTGGTTCAGGAACTAGTGGTGGATCAGTAATACTACCTGCAGGCAATGGAACAACCCCTCCTTTATTTGATATTGGATCAGAACAAAATCCTTTTAGAAATGTCTATGCAAATACATTTAGTGGCGCCTTCAATGGGTCATTTAATGGTACAATAACCGGTGATGCTACTGGTTCAGCTGCCTCATTAAAAAATCCTACTGTTTTTAGCATAACAGGAGATATGATTACAACTGCAAGTGTTAATTTTACAGGTAATTCTGGACCAGCTACACTAAATGTAACAGCAACTTCTTCTTTAATTACTGGACCTTTAGACACTAACGGTACACCAACTCGAACAGCGGCCACTGCCGCATCCGCAGCCGATCAATTATTGGTATTGCAAACACAAGGTACAACTTCAAACTTAGTTAGAATGACTAGACAAACATTTTTGTCTGGCGTAGGTTTATATTCTATCCCAGTTGGTACTATTATGCCATTTGCAGGAGCGGCTACTGCTGTTCCAACAGGTTGGTTATTGTGTGATGGTAGTGAAGTTAGCACAGCAACTTACAATCAATTGTTCTTAGTCATTGGAAATATATACACTGTTGGCACTTTAAAAGGTAACAATACATTTGCCCTACCGGATATGAGAGGCCGCATGCCATTAGGTTTAACTAACATGAACAACTATGGCAATATTGCTAACTTTGTTCAAGCAACCGACTCTGCTGGACACACAGTCTTTACCGGCGGACAGTCGGGTACAAGTAACACAATTACACTAGCGGCTAATCAAACACTTGCACAAACACTAGGTGCTACAGGTGGTACTGATGCACAGGTATTAAATGTTAATCAGATCCCTCAACATTATCATTCTTTAAATGATGGTACTGCTCAATACTATGCTCCTGGGTTAAATGGCGGAATCACTGATTCAAATAATACTGCCCAGGGATACAGTATTAGTAATACTGGTACAGGTTATGGTCTAAGACAAACAGCAGGTATGACTACAGGTGCTACGGGTGATAATGTTAATGTAATTAATCCGTTTATGGCATTAAATTATATAATCTTTACTGGACAAGGACTAAGTTAATGACATATTCAATTCTTTTAACTAACGGCAACACATTAACTACTGTAGCTAATGGTGCTATTGATCAAACTACACTGGATTTGACTTTAATAGGACAAAATACTTCAGGTTATGGTGTTTTTATTAATGATAACTTTGTTCATTTATTAGAAAATTTTGCCAATACTAGTCAACCTAATCATCCGATCAAAGGACAGTTATGGTATGATACTAGTCAGAATTTATTGCAAGTATACAATGGATCGTCATTTACTCCGACCGGTAATACCATTGTTTCACCAACAGCACCGAGCGGATTAACAACCGGTGGAATTTGGATCAATAGTAAGACAAGTCAACTATATTTCAATGACGGAACAGAAACGACTCTAGCAGGACCTATATATACAAAACAGCAAGGACAAAGTGGCCTAGTTGTAAGCACAATATTAGATGTTAATAATGTTAGTCATACTATTGTATCCTTGTATATTGCAAATACATTAATGGGTATATTTGCAAAAGAGTCATTTACACCTTTAAATGCTATAACAGGGTTCACAGATACAGTTTCAATTACAGCAAGTCAAACAGGTACAGTATTAAATGTTACCACCGCCTCTGCTACTACATTGGCTGTAGGACAAACTATTACAAGTAGCTCTGGAGTAGTTCTTCCTAATACAGTTATTACTAGCCTTACAGTAAACGGTGTAACAGCTAACGGAGGAGTTGGCAATTATCTAGTAAGTACCAGCACAACTATTGCTTCTACATCAATGACAGCAGTATATGGCACATTAAAAATTGGATTCAATGCCAGTACATACGGCGGAATAACATTTAATGTTCCAGTAAGTCAGGCAAATTATTTGCTAAGTCCTACAGACGGATCGCTTAAAAATGCCAACAGCTTTGTATCAACTCTTGGTATTTCATCAATTAACAGTAGCACAGGTACTTCAAATGCTCAACTGTCGATTTATGGATCAAATCCTTTAATTCTAGGAGCTGCCGGTTATACTTCTATTAATAATCCTTACGGAACATTTGAAATCTTATCTAAAACAACTAATCAAGATTTCCAAATTAGTTCATCAAATACAAATCCGTCAACGCAAGTGCTTTATATAAATGGAACTACACTGTATGTCGGTATTGGCGGATATAATGCAAATAATTTACCGCAAGCAACTTTAGATGTAAACGGATCATTTAGGATTAGTACTAAAACTCCGGCATCAAGTACAGCCGCCGGCGTAACAGGACAAATTGCATGGGACTCAAGCTACGTATATGTATGCACCGCAGGCGGTACATCAGGCAACGCTACATGGAAACGTGCCGCAATCAGCACTTGGTAACAGCCAAAAATATGATAAATACACTGAAATAAGGACGAGCGACAACCATGTCATATACAATTAATCATTATAACGGGGTATTATTAACAACAGTTCAGGATGGAACCGTTGATACTAGTACTGATCTTACCCTAATTGGTAAAAATTATGCCGGATATGGCCAAGCACAAAACGATAACTTTGTTTGGCTATTAGAAAACTTTGCAAATACAAGTGCTCCTGCTAATCCGTTAGCTGGACAGCTTTGGTATGACAGCGGTAATAAGAAATTAAAATTCTGGGACGGAACACAATTCCGAAATACAGGTGGCGCCGCTAATAGTGCTACTGCTCCTACTGGTTTAACACAGGGTGATTTTTGGTTTAATACACAAAGCAATCAATTATATGCTTGGACAGGCAGTACATTTACATTAATTGGACCACAAGAAGTTACCGGTGCTGGAACTACACAGATGCAATCATCTAGTGTAATTGATACAAACAATACAAGTCATGCAATCATACAAGGTATTGTTAACGGACAGACAATATTTGTAATTGCTGGAAGTGATGCACCATTTGAACTTAATTCTACAACTAATCCAATTACTGGATTTGATGTTATACAAGAAGGTGTTACACTAGCTTATACAAGCAACGGTTCACAATCCGGCCAAACGCAAAGTAGTCATAGATTTTGGGGAACTTCTACTAACTCCGATAGACTAAATGGCCACAGCATTAGTGATTTTGTCCTAAATACAGGTACTCCTCAGTTTAGCTCATTAGTTAATTTTGGTGATGCCGGTTTTACTGTAGGTAGTCCAATTGCAAAACTAGCAGTATACAATAATAATCAAACAACTCCAACAATTCAAAACATTGCTGGATCACAAATTGCATTTGAAACTTTAGTTTCAGGATCAACTAAGAATCCTTTAATTATTAACGGCAATGATGTGACTCCCGGTGCAAGTGGTACAAGTAATTTAGGAACAAGTTTATTACAGTGGGCAAACGTTTATGCTGGATATCATTGGGGTACTGCACAACAAGCAGATGCTCTTAATGTAAACAACGTTTATGTAACAGCAAGTACAAGTGCTGTAGCTGGAACTATTGCCGCTAGAGACGCCCAAAATACTATTTCGGCAGCTATATTCAATGGTGTTGCAACTCAAGCACAATACGCAGACTTGGCAGAAAAATATCTTCCAGATCAAGAATATCCAGCTGGTACTATTGTAACAGTTGCTACTAATGGACAAAAATTACCTGACGGTAGAAATGCAGAAATACAAGCATGTGGCCCAGACTTCATGCCTATTGGAATAATCAGTACTAACCCTGCATATATGATGAACAAAGATCTTGTAGGTGGTGTATATGTTGCCCTTAAAGGTCGTGTTCCTACAAGAGTAAAAGGACCAACTAATATCGGAGATCCGATTATAGTATTTGCTGGAGGAGTTGGCATATCAAATCCTGGATCTTGGCAAGACATGACCCGCCCAGTCGCACTTGCATTAGAATCTATTGCAGATGATTCCATCCAGGTAATTGAGTGTGTATTATTATAAACAATAAATATTCAACATTTAACAAAAGGTAATTAAATGACAGGTGTAGGAACAAATATTGCGGCCAATGACTATAATATTATTCAAAATTTAATAGGAAATTTGCTGGCTAATGTCTACGGACAATCAGTACAAAGTGTACAAGTTGCAACGACGGGTACAATAACTGCACAGCAATGGCAAGCATTATTGACAGATATTACCGCAGTAAATTATCATCAATTAAATGCTGGTCCTACATATAACGGTCTGCCTTTAACTATACCATCGAATGGTTCTACTAATAGTATAATGATTGGCGGAATCACTTATACTAATGCTGTACCTGCTGTAAAAATTAAAGATCAAGATCGTGCTCAATATCTTGCAGTAGCAACTGCACTGACTAGTCAAACATCAACAACAGTTGGCGGAGTTACTTATCCCGGTTGTTATGCAATTAGTGGTAATGTTAATGAACAAACACAAATAGCTGCCGGTTCATTTCCTAACGGATCAAGCACTAGAGTAGGAAGTACTAATCCTTGGGGAAGTACTGCTGGCGGATCACAAGTAATAGCACTAGGGCAACAGCCTGCTGAGGAAGGTTATATTAACATGGTAGTTACTATGACTTTTCCTAGCGCCAATGCCGCAAACTATTATTTTAATACAGGTGGTTCAATAGTTTTATCAGGAACTGCATCAGCTGGACAGACACTTGTAAATTCAACTAAAGATCAATCTTGGGCAGTATTGCTATCAAATATGGGCAATGTTGTTTTTAATTATTTTAATACAACAGGTGACTCAGCTGGCGGAACTGGATACGGATGGAGTTATTTTAGCGCCAATCCAAATATATCGCAGTTAATATATAGTATTAATACAACATCTCAATTGTATGCACCAAATAAACTTACAATTTACTGTGCATTAAATTCTGCTGGAACAACCTTAACGTTTACAATGGCACTACAGGATCTTTCTACTGCGGCTACAAAAACAGCTTCAGGTGCCTCACCTGGAGATAGTACGCTCTACTCTATAGATACCCCTGTCACTGCTACCATTACTGGAAATATTACTATTTGGTATGCATCAGGATCTTATGTAACAGCATCTCAATATTTGCCAAGTGCTGTCATTACTACTCCTCTTACTGCATAAGTAACGTAAAGGAAATACAATGACAACAGGTGTTGGTGGTCAAATACAAATTGCTGAATACAATGCTATACAAACACTTTTATATAATGTGCTTTATGGTGTATTAGGACAAACTTTACAAACTCAAACAGTCAACGGCGGCAATGGCAGAGTAATTGCTCCAACAGGATCTCCATCTACTGGTGATCCTATTACTGTAGCTCAATGGAACGCTTTGCAAGCAGATATTAATACTCTTGCGAACCATACAGGCTCAGCTACTCCGGCATTGACTAGTATAACAGCTTCTGTAGCTGTTAATGCTGGTAGTTTTATTCCTGGAAAAGTCTACACTATACTAACACTTGGTGCTAGCCCGGCCTTCACATCGGTTGGTGCAAGTCAAAATAAAGTAGGAATAACTTTTACAGCAACCGGTGCCGGTTCGGGTACTGGTACTGCACAACAAGCAGGTGTAAACATTACAGAATCTGATCGTGCCGCATATTTGGCAGCCGCTACTACACTTACACAACCCGGTGTTTATTACACAGTTGGTGCAGGCGAAACAATAAGTATTGCAACTGTTTATACTTCAACATATAGCGGTTTAGGTTATGGCAAAACATTAACGTTTACTGCAACAATGACTTTTAAAACTACGGCTAACGCTAGTACACCAAACGCTGCCGCTCAGTTTTTCTTTAATTCTGGTGGCTATGTAACGCTGAATACTACACTAGCAAGTCCAGTGTTTCCAAGTCCGGGATCTGGATACGCAGGTGACATTGGAACACTGGATACAGATTGGGGTAATCTTGTAACAAGAACAGGTGCGCTTAAACTTACTAGAACAGGCAATAGCTTAAATGGATCTGGAAATTATTCACTAGTAAATAGTGCTATAGGTTTTGCCAATCTTACATCGACACCTACAACACTGTTCACTAAAAATCTTGGGGACACACTTTATGTCCAAGGTTCTGCAGATACGTATGCAATATCTGCGTCATACAACAGTTCAACTGGTACATTAACATTTACTATGACATATAGTAATGCGTATTCAAGCACTGGTACTAATACTCCTCAACCATCTATAGGTTATCCACAAGCTCGAGTTTATCCAGTAACTGGCACATGGACCGGTACATGTACGGCATATTATCCTAGCAAATATGTTTCTGTTAGTGCATACTACCCCACTACTAGCGGTAGCTTCTCTAGTAACTAATCAATTTAATTTATCCTAAGCTCTTGACAAGGCTAACTACTATAGTGTAATATAGTACACTACGGAGTTTTTTATGGATGAAAGAATTGAAAAAGCGTTTGCTGTAGCCAATTATGCCGCTACACTATCAAATCAACGCAGAATAATATCAGAAGAATACAATCAAAAATTAGTATATTACACTAATGGTGCAACGTTTAAAGTTAGTCCAGAATTAATTGCCTTTATCAAAACTGTAATAGATCTCGGTCATACAGCCGATATTCCATTTTTAGATGCAAATAATTTTCCTGTTGTTATTCCGGATGTACAAGAATTTTTAGATAATATTGTGTCTGTTTACTTTGAAGCATTGAACGAATATACAGTAAAGTATTCGGAAATTAAAAAGAAAAGAAAAATTGCAGATATAGTTGAACTATGACAACAGGCGCACTTATAATTGCACAAAATAATAATTCTATTGACTATGTTAAGTTGGCAGTTTTTGCGGCCAGTCGAGTTGATCAGTATTTACATATTCCAATAACACTGGTAACAGATAATAAAAGTTGGTTAGAAGAAAAATATCCCAATCATAAATTTTCATCTGTAATTGAACTAACTCCAAATAATGTAATACAAACTAGAAATTTTAATGACGGATCTGTATCATCGAGATTCCTCGAATGGAAAAATTGGTCAAGAAGCCAAGTGTATGATTTAACACCCTATGATCGAACATTGGTTTTAGACAGTGATTATATTTTAAATTCTTCTTTGCTAAAAGTTGCACTTGACAATGATAACGATTTTCAAATTTATCGAAACAGTTTTGATTTAGCATTAGACAGAGATACTACACAATTTAGTAGAATAAGTTCTTATAGTGTTCCTTTTTATTGGGCCACAATTTTTATATTCAATAAAAATGCCATAACAGAAAGTTTTTTCTGTTTAGTAGAATACATCAAACAAAATTGGTCTTATTTTAAAACTCTCTACAGCATAGTTTCAAATACTTATAGAAATGATTTTGCATTCAGTATTGCTATGCATATTATGAATGGAAAAACAAACGGAGACTTTGCTACTATGCTTCCTGGCAAAATGATCTATTGTAGTGACAAAGATTTTTTAATTGATGCCAAAGATGGTAAAATGAATTTTTTAGTACAAAAAAATAAATTTTATGGAGAGTATACTGCTGTGAAAACACAAGGCATTGACATACATGTTATGAATAAATTTAGCCTAAGTCGATTCATAGATGGAGGTTCGGGTGTCTAAAGGATTTATATTATTTGCACAAAATACTAACAATGTAGATTATGTTACACAATCTTATGCTCTTGCTCTAAGTATTAAAGCTAGCCAGCATACTGTTAACAATGTTTCTTTAGTTACGAATGATCCAGTGCCGGAAGAATATCAAAAAGTATTTGATCAGATAATTCCGATACCATGGTTTACAGAAGCGGGAACTAGTCCAATGGCTGCCGAGCATCGTTGGAAATTATATCATTGTACGCCTTATGATGAAACGATTGTACTGGACTCTGATATGTTGCTATTAGAAGATATAACTGAATGGTGGCATTATTGTAGAAATTATGATGTTAAATTCTGTTCTCAAATTAAAAATCATAAGTTAGAAACAGTTGTTGACACATTTCATAGAAAAGCATTTAAAGCAAATAATTTAACTAACCCATATTATGCATTACATTACTTTAAAAAGAATGACAATGCACTGGCATTTTATCGTGTATTAGAATTTGTATGTAATAACTGGGAATGGTGTTATACTAAATTTGCTCCTGATTTTTATCAAAATTGGTTAAGCATGGACTTGGCTACAGCAATAGCGATTGAAATAACAGGCGAATACAATTATGCAGTTGATACATGTAGTCCCTTAGAATTTATACACATGAAAATTCCATTACAAGACTGGCCTGAAAGTTCAGATAGATGGCAAGATACTGTACCATGGATATTAAATGACAAGGGCGAATTGATTGTGTCTAATATTAGGCAGTCTAAATTGTTTCACTATGTTGAAAAAGATTTTGTGAACAATCGAATACTAACGCAATTGGAGAATTTAAATCATGACTAATCCCTACATGACTCTCCCAGGACAAACTTATTGGGCTCACTACAATCGAGAGACTGGTATAATAAGATGTGTATCAAACGAAGTTACAATGTTCGACGAAGGCAGTGCTGAAATTTCATATGAAGAATTTAGGCAATTTGTAACAGCTGAAAAGAAAATGCACGAGCACATAATAGGATTTGCCAAAGGCACTGATGGTAAAACTAAAAAAACTATAATACCAATAGCAGATCAACTTTTTGGTTTTAGAAATCACATCTTTGAATGGATTAATGATCCTCCTGCTGATGATACAGAATTAGTAGTCACATGGAATGGTACGGAAAAAACTTGGAATTTTAAATTAAGCGATAGTGCTAAAACACGAATTAAAAAAGAAGTTATGCACAAAACAATATTCTTTGTTATGCTTAAAAACGATTTTGATTTTTTAATTAGGAACATTATTTTTGATGTAAAAGATTTAGTAAAATTAGAAAGTATCACGGTGCCATTCGAAAGTAATATAGAATCAAAAATTGAAAAGATTTCAGTGGCAACACAAATACTATTTCACAACTATGGATTGATTATAAATGATTAAAATTATAGAACAAGATATTATCTTTCTCAGCTATGATGAACCAAATGCTGAAAAAAATTATGCAGACTTGTTGACAAAAGTTCCTTGGGCTAAACGTGTACACGGAGTTAAAGGTAGTGATGCCGCACATAAAGCCTGTGCCGCACTAAGCGAAACAGAATACTTTGTTACTGTAGATGCTGACAATATTGTTGATCCTAAGTTTCTAGAAGTTGAAATAGATTTAGATGAACTAGGACTTACAGAAGAAAATGTGTTTAGCTGGTGCGGTAAAATTCACGTTAATGGACTTATGTATGGCAATGGTGGACTTAAATTATGGACTCGAAAATTTGTTAATGAAATGCGAACACATGAAAATGCTCTAGTAGATGATGCTAAAGGTCGTGTAGAATTTTGCTTTGATGATAGATATTATCAGTTTAACAACAGCTATTCGGAAAGTTTTACCAACGCTACTCCTTTCCAAGCATGGCGAGCAGGATTTCGCGAAGGCGTAAAGATGTCATTGGACCAAGGAGTAAAAGTTAACGATATTAAAAAAGTGTGGTGGCAAAACTACCATCGTCTACTAGTATGGTGCTCAATCGGAGCAGATGTAGAACATGGAATTTGGAGTATACTAGGCGCCAGAGAAGGTTGCTATATGACTATGTTTACAGATTGGGATTACGCCAATGTTCGTGATTTTGAATGGTTAACTAATCATTGGGAAACTACGCATGAGCAAGCAGAACCTGAAAAGACAACAGAATATCTAAATTTTTTAGGCAAGTGGTTAATGAAACACAGCGAATTAGAAATTGCCAATTTAGATCCTGCAGGCAGTAAATTCTTTAAAACAGTTTATCAAAATACTCCTAGAGTTTTAAGAAGAAGATAATGTACGATATAGTTTTTATTTCATATAATGAACCAGATGCAGACGAAAACTTTGCCAGTCTAAAAGAACGTTTTCCTCGAGCAAAACGTGTTGACGGAGTTAAAGGAATACATCAAGCACATATATCCGCGGCAAAGAAATCATTTACTCGAATGTTTTGGGTAGTGGACGGGGATGCAGTTATATTAAATGATTTTAATTTTGATTATAAAGTTCCAGATGACGAGTTGGATGTAGTCCATGTTTGGCGTAGTATCAATCCTATCAATAATTTAAGTTATGGGTATGGGGGAGTAAAACTATTGCCAAAACAGTTGACTATAAACATGGACACTAGTACTACTGATATGACTATGAGTATCAGTAATAAATTTAAAGCAATGGATACAGTAAGTAGTATTACAGCATTTAATACTGATGAATTTAGTACATGGCGATCAGCTTTTAGAGAATGTTGTAAACTTGCAGTAATTAATAATGAAGAATCATTGGCTAGATTATATTTCTGGTGTAAGCTAAATCAACATGCGCCATTTGGTGGATATGCTTATATGGGTGCTATCCAAGGTCGAGAATACGGTGAAAAAAATGCCTCTGACAAAGAGGCACTTTCTAAGATAAATGATTTTATTTGGCTAAAAGATCGTTGGCTAGAGGGAAAACCTGAGCTATTACTTTAGCACATGCAATAGCAACTTCTTGATGCTCTTTCTGTGTGCCATTTGCACTACGTAGTTCTATAAAATGAATCCAACTACGTAGTGTTCCATTCATATAAATTCTACTTTCAATTAGGCCTTCTGGTAGTACAGCACGAGCTTGTTCTTTGGCAATACCTTTACTAACGGCCCATTCGTATGCTTCTCGACTTTGTTTAATAACTAACTCTTGCATACGTTCCCATTGATATGCTAAAAAACGATCTTCATCGTTATTATGAATATCGAGTTCTATACTGTTTTGTCTATTTTTTGTATCTTGGCGTCGTGCATCTCGCAATACAAACGACAAGTCTTTAGTAGGGTCAGCATATCGCTGACTGAATTCTTGGAAACTAAAACTTCTGTGTCTGAGGATTTGTCGGGCAATATCTCTTGTTGTGGTAATTTCGATACAGGCTGAGACCATTTCAAGTGGGCTCCAGTGCTGATGTTTGATGAGGTATTGTATGAGCTTTGCTGATGTTTCGGTGTTAAATTGATTGCTGGGATTGCTGACACGGGCGCAATACGCAATGAGTTCTTGTGCGTCTGAGATACCCATCGATGCAAATTCTTCTGTTGGTTGAGAGTAACTAAGTAATCTAACATTCATTATTTATAACTTCTTTTTCTTTAAAAATTGTTGTGTTGATTTTTCCATATCTTTACGAATACGATCCGTATCTAATTTAAAATCAACGTCACTAATGTTGTCTTCATAACTTCTACAAATTTCTGCTAGATTCTTTTCAAAAGAACGCCAACCTTCACGACGAGTTTTTGCTGTTATTTTAATTTCCCAAATCTTGCCATCTTTAAAATTGACCAGAACGGTATGGAGATACCTAAGAGGTAACACATTGAGTTTTACCTCACTAAACACTTCTGGCCATTTTGCAACAACGTCTTTGGGAAGATGTCTTCCCGATTTTGTCACGCTGTATCTTTTGCCTTCTTCTTAACAGTAGGAACTAATTCCTCTGCCTTACGACGCATTGCGGCAGCTTCTTTGGCTAGTTTGTCAGCTTGACTACGGAAGAATTTTGCCTGCTCTTCTGGAGTACCAGTTGGCGCAGTAACAGTTACTTCTGCTGTTTTGGCTGTTTCTTTTGTAGCTACAGGATCGGCAGGTGCTTTAGACAAATCAGCATCCTTGCTTGGTGTGCTAGGATCTTTCATCGCCAAATCATCTACTGCTACTCCACGCTGTTCGGCAATAATTTGATTAAGTTCTGACAACAAAATTGAATAACCTGGTGTAGGTGTCATTTCAATATCACTTGTTGGTGCCTTAATCAAACGACCTGAAGCATGTAAACTTGGTAGCATTGTAGCGCCATCTGGGAATTGTGTACGTGCTAGTGCATCTGCAAACTCGTATGAGTCTTGTCCACTTCCGCTTTCTACCAAATTGATTAATGCATCATGATAGATATCTGGCAAATTTTCTGTTGGAATAATTAGGCAACTATATGCATCGCCTGGCAGTGTACGATAAGCTACTAAACACTTTTTGTTAGTGGCCTTAACACGGGCCACATGTTTAAGTTCGGCCATATTAAGCTCCTGCTACAGTCTGTGCGGCGGCTGTTTGATCTGGTGTTCCTGCTGGTTGTTGTTTAGCAACAGCATCTAAGAATGTTGTTAGTTTGGTATAAGTTTGTCCAACTGCTACCATTTCGTTTGGTTTAAATGCACCGCGTGAGCTAGCAATATCAATGATAACTTTTAATGCGTTCAAATCATTAATAGTAAGATCTGTGCTAGAAGCATTTGGATCTTGTTGTGGTGCTTGTTGAGTTGTATCAGTCATGGTATCTCCTTAATATAATCTGTACGTACTTAATTATCTCTGTAATAAAAGTGGACAGGCAATCGTGAAAAAACTTAATTCCTTTTCACTTTCAAAACCAATAATAGTATTATACACAATAGTATTGGTGTTGTCTAATGCAAGGCTCTGTCCGATATAGTACCTATTATTTAAGTTATGGCGTATCCATTGATCTAAACTCTTGAGCAGTGATGGATTGTATTTGTCTATAGTTGTATATTTAAAATGCGGACAGGCAAACTCAACCCTCCGCAAGTTAAAATAATTTAGAGGATTGGGCTTGCCAGTCTTTAGTGCCATATTATGCTGTTGCTTTTGCAAACTCGTAATAAGCGTACTCACCAAATGGAGGAACAATCTTATCATTGCCGTGGATGATGAATACTGTATCACAGTAATTTTCGTCACCCCAGCTACCCCAAGGATAACCATCTGTAAACATAATGAACTTTTTAGGTTCAATATCGTTTTCTTTCATGTAATCCCAGTTTACATCAAACTCAGTACCGCCACCACCCATTGGTTCGTACTCATCGAACTCGTCCATTGTGTAGCCGTCATAATCTTGCTCGTTATAAACTTTAGTATCAAAACACCATACTTTAATTTTAAAGTCTTGATATTCTTGCATAATGCCCTTGATCTCTGACAAGAAATCTTTGGCTTGTTCATCACCAATTGAACCAGACATGTCAATTGCTACACAAATATCAATTGTTTCTTTAAATTGTGTACCTGGCAATACTGCATTCATGTGCCAACCTTTACGGTTAGGACGCATAAAAGTATAGTCATTTTTAATAACACTTTGGATTTGTTGACGCAAAATATCACGCCAATTCATCTTAGGTTCTGTTAATTCTTTAATCATGCGTTGTACGCTTGCAGGAGTGTTACCAGCACCTGCGGCTTGTGCCGCTTGAATTGTTGCTTCGCGAATTTCGTCACGAATTTCTTTTAACTGTTCCTTAGTATAACTTGGACGACCATCTTTGCCTTCTTTTTCCCAGTCAATATGCTCGTCAAGTAATTGACCAAGTTGTTTCAATTGTTCTTCATCCATTTCATCATAAATCTTGTCATAGATTTCTTCAGCACCCATACCATAGTACTTGCTGTCATGAAAGATTTTGATATCTGGAATATTGTGATCGCCGATATGATCGCGAACTAATTGTCCATTAACTGTATAGTCACAGGCAATGTTAAAGATTTGAGCATCACGTCCTTCGCGACGTGTCATATGATCAAATACATTATGCAAGATTTCGTGTGCAATGACAAACTCTACTTGTTTAACTGTAAGTTTCTCAAAAAATTCACGGCAAAAATAAATGTGACGTCCGTCTGTTGCGGCAGTTGGCAACCATTTTTCTGCTTCCTGTATTTTCAAACGTGTAGCCATGTTGCCAAAAAACGGATGTTTTAATAGCAATGCAACACGAGCTACGATAATCTTGTCTATGACTGGATCTGAATGTGACATACTTGCTCCTGAATGTTTACTGTATGTATATATTATAACACCTCCCGTAGGAGGTGTCAATTGGTACTAAGCCAAATTACTTCTCAGTTGCGGCGCTAATGTACTTACCAAACTTAGCATGGAAGTCATCAAAGCACTTAATTTCATCTGGATCCAACGGCAACTTGTATTGGCTAAGGGCAATTTTAGTACCCATAATAACCAATTCTGTTTCAAAATTGTCCATAATGAACTGGAAGAAGTTGTTGACTTGATCGTTCCAGTTTTTGGCTTTCTTATCGCAGGAGTTTTTAAGCTCGTAGCACAAAGACACAGTCAAAGAGTACATTGCTGAAATCTCTTTTGAATCCATCTTTTTAACCTTACCACTCAAAATATCTGAAGGATTAGGCATCTTAGATGCATGTTTACGGTGTGCCATAAACTTAATAGCCAAACCTTCACCAACTGAACCACTAACTAGATCAGTCAGTGTTTCGTTATCAACATCGTCGTCTGTAAGCAATTCGCTTACAAATGACCAAGAGCGTGGTGTAGCAAAAGAACGTGAGCTGGACTTTGGATCAAAATCGTACAAGTCCTTTTTACTAAAAGTAAGATAACCAATAACATCTGGATGCACGTTATTGTCAACAGCCCACTCAAAGTAGTCATCCCAATCAACAGCCATTTCTAAGTGAACGAAACGGTTTGCCAATGGGCTAGGCATACGATAGCTAACACCTTTGTCAGTTTCACGGTTACCAGCGGCAACCATTACTACGTTATCTGGCAATTCGTATGTACCAACTTTGCGGTTAAGCACTAGTTGATAAGCCGCCGCCTGTACGCTAGGAGCCGCCGAATTAAGCTCGTCCATGAACAAGATAATTTGTTTGTGATTTTTTGCAAATTCTGCGCTTGGCAATTCTGAAGGAGGAGCCCAACGCATTGTGCCTTCGTTGGCATCAAAGTATGGAATACCTTTAATATCTGTAGGTTCCCAAAGGCTCAAACGAACATCGATTACATGAGCATCGAGCTCTGAACCAAGTTGTTTAATAATATCTGACTTGCCAATACCGGGAGGACCCCAAATAAAGATCGGACG